AACGCAGAAGAGGAGAAAAGCTATGGGATGCAAGAAAAAGAAACCGCCGAAGAAGTGAAGCGGAAGCCCGGTCGTCCTAAGAAGGTGCAAGAATGAGTACAGCACAAGACATTATCACTCGCGCCCTTCGTAGCCTGCAGGTTGTCGCACAGGGCGAGACTCCTGACGCTGACCAACTGAGCGACGGGCTTGTGTCGCTGAACGACCTTCTTTCAGCTTGGGGCAATGAGCGTTTGATGGTCTATCAGACCGTCCAAGAGACAATCACGCTTGTTGGTGGTCAATCCGCCTATGATATTGGCGTCGGTGCCACTTCGCTGAACACCTCCATGCCGATTCGTATCGAACGGGCATTCATTCGCCTGAACGGTATCGACTACCCGCTAGAAATCCTCACCCGCGATCAATATCAATCCATCGCGTCAAAGTCGGATTCCTCCGACATTCCCTCCGGTCTGTATTACGACACAGGCTATCCAGAATCCGTTATCCGGCTTTCTCACGCGCCCACTGGTGGAACGCTCTATATCGACTCTTGGAAGCCCCTCACGGCGTTTTCTACGCTCTCCACAACCGTATCCCTTCCCAATGGTTATGAACGCGCACTAAGGCTCAATCTCGCGGTTGAACTGATGCCGGAATACGGCGTGCAGAATCAGATGATTTACGGGCTTGCGAAAGAGGCAAAGGCTGGAATCAAGCGGGCGAACCATACGCCGGAAGTCATGTCGTTTGACGCAGAAATCCCGCAGCGCGTCACTTTTGATATTCAGGTGGGCTAATGAGACTCCCGCTTGTTTCTGAACTCGTCAGCAGGGACGGGACGACTGACCGCGATGCAACTCTGAAGAATGGTCTTGTTGAGATTAACGGGGATCAAGCCGTAACACGCAAGCGCCCAGGAATGCAGGACGCTGGCTCCATTGGTGCCGGTTCTGCTCAGGTTCTTGCTGCGTGGCAAGGGAAGCTTCTTGGCGTTGCCGGTGATCTGATTACCTCTAGCATTGTCACGACCGGAGAACCGGAAAGCGGTGCGCTGCAGACGTATGCAGGACAGGGCATATGCAACGGCATTGCCGCTAATGGGCCGTATTGTGTCGCCGCATTTACAGGGAATCTGTACAGATCCACGAATCACGGGCAATCATTTTCGTCTCTTGGATCTGGCGGCGGGACTACGACGATTGCCTATGGCAATGGTGTGTTTGTTCTTCTGTATTCCAACCTGACGACGAATGACGTTCAGTATTCAACGGACAACGGCGCGACGTGGAATAACGCAACTTCTGGTTCTAGCGTAGCCAAAAGCCTTTCTTTTGCTGGCGGTTACTTCTTTATCACCGGATCAAACGGCAAGTTGTTTACCTCCACCAACGGCTCGTCTTGGACTGACCGCACGATTTCAACGACTAACGACCTGTCGCCGTTCGTTGTCTATGGTGGCGGTCAATGGGTGATTGGAACGACTCAAGGCGTTATATATTCGGCAACAAACATTTCATCTTGGACTGCAAACCCTGTTCAACCCGCCTCTCCTGTCGTCTATGGAAATGGTGTGTTCGTTGGCAATGATGGTGCCGATTTGTATGTGTCGACAGACGGGCTTACTTACACCCTTGCCTATGTAACAGGTGATTCTCTAGTTCCAACTATTGCATTCTCTGACGGCGCGTTTTGGGCAAGACAAGACGCCGGAAACCTGCTGTTCTACTCAACGGACGGATTTGATTGGTACGCGACCTCCAACACCAGCGCAATCACAGGGGCAAAGACGTTTATCGGGGCGTTTGAAAGCGGGATTTTTATTGGTGGCGGATCAACCGACGCAACGATTTATCGCTACCAGCTCGTTTCAACTGAAACGGTCACAGTACAAAACTCGCTATCCCTGTCTCCGGCCACGGCAGACCTTGAGCTATGGCATAGCCTCTCAGGGGCTGCTGCGTCTTCGCAATATCTCTTTCTGAAGAATTCGGAACAAGGGTTTCTTCTTGATAGCACGCTGACGCTCTCAGAAATCACGGATGTTGATTATCCGGCTTCTACCGTTCCTGGTGTTGTATGGCTTGACGGTACGTTTTACGTCATGGATTCGACGGCGAGAATCTACGGAAGCGACCTGAACAACCCTGCAGCGTGGAATGCGCTTAACTTCATTACTGCAATTAAAGAGCCTGGCAGCGGCGTAGCACTTGCCAAGTCACAGAACTATGTGATTGCGTTCAAGGAATGGAGTACGGAATTCTTCTTTGACGCAGGCAACGCAACCGGCTCCCCGTTGTCTCCGGTCGATAACGGGTTCTCGCTTATTGGGTGCGCTTCCGGGGAATCTCTTGCAGAAGTGGATGGAACGCTGTTCTGGGTATCTCAGACAAAGCAGAATGGGCGCGGCGTTCATATGATGATTGGCCTTGAGTCCAAGGACATTACGACGCCAAGCATTCAACGCATTTTGAATCGAGACACGCTTTCGAGTCTCGCCGCTTATGGCTTGAAGATTGGCGGGGCTGTTTGTTATGTCCTGACGCTCAAAGGCACCGGCATCACGGTCGTCTATAACGTCCAATCCGGGAAGTGGTCTGAATGGACTAGCCTGACCGCTGGCACTCCTCAGTCATGCACGATTACCAGAAGCGGCAGCGTGGCAACAGTCGTTAGCGCAGGTCATGGGCTGGCCGATGGTGATCCGGTGCTTATCGCTGGCGCAAATGACATTGAATACAACGGAACGCATCAGGTGAATTACATCGACGCCGACACGTTCTCTTTCCATGTCGATCATTCCCCGGTAACGCCTGCAACCGGAACGATTACATGCACCGGCTATACCTCGTCTTATTTCAAGCTGACCAAGCACGTTAAAGCACTTGGGAAAGATATTCTCCTGCACGAATCGAACGGGCATATCTACATCCCGAAGGATCTGCATGGAAAGGATGACGCCCCGATTGATTTTGTCATCCGGTCAGGGAAGTTCGACGGCGACTCAATGCAGAGGAAGTCTTGCTCACGCACCGAAGTCGTTGGCAACAAAGTAGATAGCGAAGCCATGCTCAGATGGTCGGATGATGACTATCAATCGTTTTCCAAATATCGCCGCGTTGATCTGTCGGCGGAACAATCAAAGCTGAACCGTTGCGGTTCTTTCCGTCGCCGCGCATTTGAATTGCGGCATGTAGCAGATACCACTATCCAGCTTTCTGCGCTGGAAATTGATCTAGGAGCGTAATCATGGGCCTTTTCGACTATGGCTTTTCACAACTCAAACCGGGCAACAACCTGAACCAGCAATTTCAGGATGAACAGCAAAAACGGAATCTTGAGAAGTCTTATGGTTTCTCGCTTCCGCAGTCGCAATCTCCTGAAGATCGTTTTTTCTCCACCATGTCCAAATACATGGGCGGCAATGGAGCAGGGGCTTCAGGCGGGAGCAACTATTACGAAAACCGCCTGAAATCTCTGATGGAGAATCCGAACAGCATCCAGAACTCCGGTGCATATCGGTTTGCCTTTGACCAAGGGCAACAGGCGATTGAACGCTCTGCCGCTGCTAAAGGAATGTTGAATAGCGGGAACATCCTTGCAGAATTGGCTAAATATGGTCAGGGCATGGCTTCTCAGCAGTACGACAAGGAAGCCGACCGCCTCGGACAGTTCGCGCTTCAGAAGGAAGCAAACGACATTAACCGTAGTGCAGCGAACAGCCGCAATGCGCTGACCATGATGGAAGCCTACAACAAAATGCCGCGCTTCGTGATTGCGTAAGGGGGAGTTATGAACCGACTTCTAGACCAGTTGCCGCTCAACACGCTGCGGAACAACATGACCGGGCAGACCTATCAATTCCAATCCGGCAAGGCTCCTGTTGGCGTGGATTACTCGCGCCCTGTGGAGTACATGGGCAAGAAAGCTTATTACGGCAAAGACGACCCGACCGCAGTCTATGACGCAGAAGGTAACAAGATTGCCAATCTGATTGCAGACGTTGCCGCACACAATCGCGACCAAGACCGCGCCTATTTGATGAAGAAACGCCAGATGGATCTTGAAACCGAAGCACTCCAGCAGAAGAAGATTAAGCAAGAACTTGATAGCAATGGTCGCGCCCCGGCTAATTACCGATTCAGAACTGACGGAACGCTTGAACCTATTCCTGGTGGGCCTGCTGACGTTAAAGAGCAGGGCAGGTTTAATGCCGACCTTGCGTCCATGCAGGGAACTGAATCAGCCATGAATTCGCTTGCGGAACAGGCAAACATGCTGTTGAAGCATAAGGGGCTGGACGCCGCGACCGGATGGCAATCAATGTTCCCGAGTATCCCCGGTGGAGATGCAAAGAACTTTGAGGCACTGCTTGATACGCTGCGTTCAAAAACCGCATTCGGCACGCTGCAAGCCATGCGAGACGCCTCAAAGACCGGCGGTGCGCTTGGTGCTGTTTCAGAAAAAGAACTGAAACTTCTTGAGTCCAACCTTGCCGCTTTGGACAAGGCGCAATCTCCTGAACAGTTCAA